TACAAGAAAAAGATTGCCGAGTACCAGTACGAATACAACAACCTTGCCCAGCACTGCAAAGACCTTGAGATGGAAATTATGGGAATGAAAAAATGAAGATGCTTAAATTTCTTAAAAACTACTACCGCGAACTAACGCCAGCCGAGGTTATCCAGCGTGAACTAACGCAGGCCCATCTGGACCGGCTGGAGGCTGAATCGGCGTGTGAGTACGCGAAGGCGTGCCACGACCTAAGCCTAGCCCGTATAGATCGTTTAAAGACCCGTTTAGGAGAGTACAAATGAAAGAGCAACCGATAGTTATGGAAGGCGCATACGCGAAACAGTACACCGACTGGATGGTAAAGACAGGCGGCTATGCACGGGACATGACCTTGCGCGACCACTTTGCAGGGCTTGCTATGCAAAAACTTATGGGGACAGCAGGCATTGATTATTGTTCTCAAACCGCTTACAGATGGGCAGACGAAATGCTCAAGGAGCGTGCCAAATGAACGAAGTAGACAAAGCCTACATGAACAAAGAACCCGCTGAACTGCATGACCCAAATCCATACGAAGATGTTTATGGGACATTCAAAGCGTTGATCGTTGTTCTCGCAGTCTGCATTGCCGTTACGCTGTTGTCCTATGTGCTGTGGGGGAAAGTATGACCATTTACATTCCTATCCTATTTCTATGCGTAGCTGAGACTTGTAACTTCATGCAAGGCCAAACGTTACACAAGACGGAGGCCAGTTGCAGGGCATCTATTGAGACGCAAAAGGCTTACATGACTGTAATTTCAAATGAAGCTAACCAAGGAAAGATAACTTTAATTGAAGGCACTTGTATTAACGTGGAGTTACCAAGGAACAATGTATGACCGGCTACGAATCAAAACGCGCTGCTGCGCGGGACAAGCTAAATGACGACGATGACATCCAAGTTTACAAGCGCCTGTGGGTAGGGTTGACGGATGAAGATTGGAAAGAAATTGAAGATATGCCTGACACTTTTGACCAAGGCGTTGCGTGGGCGCAAGAAAAATTAAAGGACAAAAACACATGACTATCGGACGATTTGCAAACGGCAGCGACAGCAAGCGCAAAGTGATGGGACTAGCTGGCGAGTGGGAGCGCAGGCAAAAGCTACCAGGCGAGGCAGAGCCTTCAACAATCTCAGTCTGGAAGCAGCCCGTGTACCAGCCGCCAAAGATGGATACGCCACGTCCTGGCGCTAACGATCATCTTAAAGTAAGGAGCCGTGGATAAAATGCGTAAGTCAACCCACGCCAACATCCGCGAGGCGCTTAGAAAGATGCCTGACGGGACCACCATTGTTGTCATCAGTGCTTTGACCGGCCTGCACCGCGATACCGTTTGCCAAGCGTTGCCCAATATGCCCGACGTGTACATAGACCGTTGGGAGAAAACGGCTAAGAGCAAACGCTACGAGGCTAAAACTTGGCGTGCTATATACGTTGCCGTACCCGTCCCGCCTAACCAACCCAAACCATGAACGACATACCTAACTTTGCAGCTTGGACCAACGAAAACCTATCTAAATTCGCCTTGGACGCTTACTTGCGCCTACAGGCCCAGCAAGACGCTATTGAGCAATTGCGGGGCGATCTGAAGGACGCTATGCAGCTAATAAGGCAGATTCAGCGGACCGACGCTTAACTAGCCCCGGTAGTACCCGCCCGCCGCCCTTGGTCCACAGCATTAGCTGTTCTTGGGCGGCGTCCCAATCAGACACGTTGATCTTGCGTTTTAGCGTGCTAGTCTGCAACCGGCCCAGCCCTAGGTTGTACACAAAGTCCACGATTGCGTTGCACTTGCGCTCATCGGTCAGCAAAATAGGGCACTGGCGCAGGACGCCAGGCAAGTAAGTATGGTGCAACTCTTGGAGCAACAACGCCGCAGCGTCCGGCTCAGACATAGGCGCATCTGTCAACGCCACCTTACGTCCGTCAGCGTAATAAGTGCTGCCGTAACCAATGGTAGGAACGCCAGCAGGACAGAGGTAAGGCTTACTTTTAAACCCTTCAAACTGCTTGCACAGCGCTGCGGCAATGTCTAAGTTCATATATTACGCCAAGTAATGCCACGCCTAGCGTACCCAATTACAGACTTAGCAACTCCATATTGTTGCGCCAGTTGAGACAAAGAGATAGCGGCAAATTCGCTGCGTATAGCCAATACGTCATCAGCAGTTAATTTTGACCTTGGGTTGTTCTCCCCACTGCGATCATTAAAGCGCCCTTTTTTGGCACAGTCAGCCATGTTTATTTTTGGATTACCAATAAACAAATGCGCGGGGTTTACGCATTTACGGTTATCACAGGTATGGCATAAGTGCTGTACGGAACCTGTTAAATTCCCATTTGTAAGTTCCCAAGCCATACGGTGCGCTCTCTGCATAATGTAACGCCCAGTGCCATCATTCCTTGGCACTCCAAAGTTGCCATATCCTCGCGTGTCTAATGATGCTTGCCACTCCCAGCAATCATCTGGGTCGCGCTTGTCAACTTTTGACCAGAAGCGTTCCTGCATAGACCCACGAACATAATTAAATGCTTTACCCATTACAGACCTCGTTTAGCTAAACTGCGGTCGATCATCCAATAATTTATAACTCCTGTCAATAGCGCCATGTCATCAGTACCCCAAGATTTTGCAAGCACTTCAGTTAACGCTTGTCCGTGGTAATACGCCAGCATTATTGCCGCCATCTTTGTCGCGCCATACATTGCCAGCAAGTAATACGTCATTACAGGACGTACCGAGGCAGACAGGCTTGCAACCCAACCACCGGCAGCTTTAACCATTTCTGTCTGCTGCTCAATAGCGGAGTTAAAGGCATTCATTACGCCAGCATCCACCGTAGCCTCGCGCTGCGCTCCAATCTCTGCCAACTTTTGACTTCCTCGCAATTGCTCCAATTGGCACTGCTGGCTGAACATGAGCAATTCGTGTTCTCGCTCGTTCTTTTTGTCAAAGAATTTCATAACCTCCGGTGCCAGACGGAATATACCCCCAAGCAGGGAGCCAAAGATACCGCCACTAAGCATTTCAAACATACTATTTCCCCATCAAAAGTGTTAACCACCAAAAACACATTGCAAGCAGCAAGATCATTAGCGCACCGGCCATCAGCCAGGTCAGGAAATCTTCCATTTCCTCTGCCTTGGCTCTGGCATTCTTCTCATCCAGTATCTCTTGCGTCTTGCGCTGCTGAATGATGTTGTTACGCTCCACTAGCAATTGTTGCCACAGGTCAGCGTTACCAGACATCACAAAATAGTTGTTCAATTCCCGTTCGGCGTCGGCTAGTTGCTTGGCCTGCATCACAATCTCAAAGGCTTGCGCCGTATCCGATTGCGCGAAGCTAGACTTAGGTTTAGACGCTGCCTTTTGGATTACATCCTTGGCCTCAAAGAACTTCATCAGGTCGCCGGATACGGCTTGTATGTCCTTACCCAAAGCTATAGCTGCCTTGACCCCTTTAATGGCTGCCTGGGCGGTTGCAAAGGCTGTGATGGGGTCTATCATTGGTCAACCTTTTTCCATTCCAGACAGTACACCTTACGTTCAAATACGTCACCCGTCCAATACCATCTAACGCAAACAAACTTTGCTGGTACGGTAATCAAGATAGCAGCAACTACCCATTTCAACTTTTACCCAACCAATGGCTTATATAGCCCATTACGCTGCTGACAGCGGACACGAAGATCATACCCATCCAGAAACCACCACGGCCTTGATTTGCTAAGGCAATTAGCTTGTCAATGTTGGTCTCCAGCTTGTCAATCTTGGCGCTCATCTCGTCAAACCGGCGCTCGTAGTCTTGCACCTTTTGCCACAGCACGCCGTACTTGACTGGATCAATTTCTGGGGCGTTCATTACGCTGCAACGCCTTTGATCACGGAGAAGTTGATTACTGGCGCATCAGTTGCAATGCCGCCGGTAGTATAAAAAGTGATGTTAAAGCTGCCTGCCGCCACGGCGGTGACCAACAACACATACAAGTTAGTGCCTGATTTTTGGTTAACGATAATATTGTCGGTAGCGGCCACCAAAGAGTTAGTAACGGTAAACGTAGCGGCCACCGCAGAACCCGCAGCCGAGAACATGGTGACAGCGCCAGTAGCAGTGTTCAACGTCACGCCCGTGGTG